TCGCTTAACGTTTATACGTCAGCTATGCGGGCTTATTTCAACTTGGACGAGTTCAGGGCATCTGATCGCAAGTACAGCTGGACGCTTGAAGAGTTGGCTAAATTGCCCGTGGATTGGTTTGGCGGCGCTGACCTATCTAAACTACACGACCTTACGGCGGCGGCACTATACGGAAACTACAACGGCGTAGACATTGCTATTACACATGCTTGGTTTCCTATTGTTGCCGCTACACGAAAGGCTGAGGAGGACAATATACCTCTGTTTGGTTGGAAAGATGACGGTTGGTTGACCATGACCAACACACCAACAGTTAACCATGATGATGTGATTAAGTGGTTTATCCAAATGAAAAAGATGGGTTTCAAAATTAAGCAAACAGGACATGACAGAAAGTTTGCGCGGGAGTTCTTCTTAGGGATGAAAAAGGCAGGATTTAACATAGTGGATCAACCACAATATTTCTACAAAAAGTCAGAGGGCTTCAGGCGCATTGAAAAGCAAGCCAAGGATGGTAAATTTTATTATCTTCATTCCCAGGCATTTGAGTATTGTGTTCAAAACGTGCGAGCAATCGAAAAGACAGACGACATGATCCAGTTTGAAAAAGTCATGCCAGAACACCGCATAGATTTGTTCGATGCTTCTGTTTTCGGTGCGGTTCGGATGCTTGAAAACCTTGAGCGCAAATCTAGCGCCGAACAATGGCTAGGGCTGAAAGGAGGCTGATAAGATGGCAAAGAAAAAAAATCGAACAGTGAATAAAACGAGGGCAGAACCAACAGGCTCAATTGGGCTATTTTTGACTGGTGACTCCGACACGCTGTTAGTGCAGGGGTATACGAGGTTATCAGACAATCCAGAAGTTAAAATGGCGGTTGATAAGATAGCCGATCTCATCTCATCGATGACTATCCATCTAATGCAAAACACAAGTGATGGTGACATTCGAGTAAAAAATGCATTATCACGGAAGATCGACATTGACCCTTACAGTCTTATGACGCGCAAGGCATGGATGTACAACATAATTCAAACTTTGTTGCTGACTGGTGACGGTAATAGCGTTGTTTATCCGAAGTTATCTGAAGATGGCTTGATTGAGGAGTTAATACCACTCAAGCCTTCTGGAGTAAGTTTTGTCGACACGGATACTGCTTACCAAGTATGGTACAACGGCAAAGTGTACAATCACGACGAAGTATTACATTTTGTTTTGAACCCAGATCCAGAACGTCCTTGGATTGGTACTGGTTATCGGGTTGCACTTAAAGACATTATCACTAACTTAAAACAAGCAACAAAGACCAAAAATAGTTTCATGTCTGATAAGTGGAAACCTTCTGTAATCATTTCAGTTGATGCTATGACGGAAGAGTTTTCAAGTCCAGAAGGACGGGATGCGGTTTTAAAGAGGTATGTCGATGATACTGGCGGCGGAAAACCTTGGGTAATCCCTGCTGACCTTATCAAAGTAGATCAGGTTAAACCATTATCTTTAAACGACCTTGCGATTAATGATGCTGTACAGATTGATAAACGAACTGTAGCTGGACTTTTGGGGGTGCCGGCTTTTTTTGTTGGTGTCGGTGATTTCAAAAAGGATGAATACAACGCCTTTATTAATACACGCATCCTCCCGCTGGCAACCGCCATTGTTCAAGAGTTGACGCGAAAATTACTGATTTCTCCGGACCTGTACTTTAAATTCAATCCGCGTAGTTTATATGCCTATGACACCAAAGAGCTTGCAGATGTTGGGGGCAATATGTACGTGCGTGGGATCATGACAGGCAATGAGGTAAGGGATTGGTTAGGGATGTCGCCGCTTGAAGGCTTGTCAGAACGTGTAATTCTTGAAAATTACATCCCTGCTGGCATGATAGGCGATCAAAAGAAACTTGTCCAAGGAGGTGAGGAAGATGGATAGAGACAAGCGACAAACGCGGGGGTTACACACCGAACTAAAAACGCGAGCAGAACAAGAAACCGGCGACATGGTGATCGAAGGTTACTTTGCAGTATTCAACCAACAAACAGAGCTTTGGCCCGGAGCATACGAAGAAATCGCTCCAGGCGCTTTTGATGGGACGCTCGGCAATGACATTCGAGCGCTGGTAAACCATGAAACCATGTTTGTCCTTGGACGCAATAAAGCCGGTACGCTTGAACTACGGGTAGACAGTCACGGGCTTTGGGGGAGCATCAAGATCAACCCCAATGACAGTGACGCTGTAAACCTATATGAGAGGGTTAAACGTGGTGATGTCAATCAATGTTCCTTTGGATTTAATATCATCCGAGAGGAAGTGGATTGGCGAGATGATGGCACAGTCAAATGGACACTAAAAGAAATTGACTTACATGAGGTTTCCGTTGTCACCTTTCCGGCATACGAGGCGACAGGAGTACAAGCTCGTAAGGCAGAGGTTGAGCAACACAAGCAAAGACAAATTGAGAAGCGAAAAAATGAACTAAAAGCGAGGTTGAGAAAATGGCTTTGAAACAATTGATGTTGAGAAAAAAGATTGAGCAAAGAAAAGCAACGTTAAATGAACTGTTGGCTCAAGAGGAATCGCTAAAACTGCGGAGTGAGCAAGCAGAGGCGGCGCTTGAAGAAGCAGAGGACGACGAACAACTTGCAGCGGTAGAAGAGGAAGCTAATGCCATTGAAGCAGAACAAAAACAACTGAACGAAAAGAAAACAGCGCTTGAGGGCGAAATCGCCGAACTTGAGGGAGAGCTTGAACAACTCAATAGCAAAGTTCCAAGTAACCAAACGCGCAGCAAACAAACCAAACAAAACCAAAGAGGTGCTGATATGAACAGATTGCAAGTAAGAGAACTTTTAAAGTCGGGTGAATACTACCAACGTAGCGAGGTTGTTGAGTTTTACGAGCAGTTTAAAAACCTTCGCGCAGTAACAGGCGGGGAATTGACAATCCCTGAAATTGTCGTAAACCGGATTATGGACATCATGGGCGACTTTACGACCTTATATCCACTGGTCGATAAAATCCAAGTTAAAGGCACTACCCGCATTCTCATCGACTCCGACACCGCAGCGGCAACATGGATCGAACAATCCGGTGCGCTGCCAGCTGGTGATGTTGGTACGATCACAAACGTAGACTTTGACGGCTTTAAAGTTGGCAAGGTTACATTTGTTGACAACTATCTGTTGCAAGATAGCATCATCAATCTAGATGCATACGTAACCAAGAAGATTGCCCGCGCGATTGCAAAAGCGCTTGATCTGGCAATTATCAAAGGGACAGGAGCTGCAAACAAACAACCTACGGGCATCATCCCTAGCATTCCAGTAGCCAATCAAAAGAGTGTCGTAGCTGATGAAAACCTGCTTAAGAACTTGGTTAAAAACATCGGTCTGATTGATACGGGCGAGGATAGCGTTGGTGAAATCGTAGCCGTTATGAAGCGCTCCACCTATTACAATCGATTGGTAGAATACAGTATCCAAGTTGATTCTAGCGGCAATGTCGTCGGCAAACTTCCAAACCTGAAAAACCCTGATCTTGTCGGCTTGCGCGTTGTATTCAATAACAACATGGACGAGGATAAAGTTCTGTTCGGTGATTTCTCTCAATACACGCTGGTAGAACGTGAGAACATCACAATCGACAGCTCGACGCATGTGAAATTTAGCGAGGACCAAACGGCATTCCGCGGTAAAGGGCGCTTTGATGGCAAGCCAGTAAAGGCATCTGCCTTTGCTATTGTCACGATCACACCAGCACCGTAAATATAAAAATAGCCGGGTGGGTTAAACCATCCGGCTTTTCTCAAGGTGGTGATACTATGGGCGTTGTAATCCAACGGTTTTGGTGTAAAGTTGAAAAGAAAATTTACGAAGTTGGTGACGAGTATAACGGAAAACGACTTGAAGAACTCGCCCAAAAGGGTTATGTTGAGGTAATTGAAAAACCAAAGCAAACCAAACGAAAGGCCAAAGACGATGAACAGGCGGTGAAGTAATGGACACAGCCCAGATCATAGCGCTTGTTAAGGATCGCTTAGGTATCCGAACGGCAGTGAGGGACACTTACCTTACCGCGATTGTGCAAGGCGTAGTGAAGGAATTGGAGGACGAAAAAGGGTTGGTGCTTGAATCCACCAACATGTATCACCTCATGTTTTGCGTTGATTACGCGACTTGGCGTTATCAAAGTCGCGATGAATCTGGCGCGATGCCGAGGCATCTACAATTCCGTTTACACAATCTGATGGTACATTCAGGAGGTGTTGCTAGTGACGTATGATCATGAGTTAATCCTTATCACACCGGGTGGAGTTATTGAAGATGATATAGGCAATCAGATTCCTGTTGATCCGGTTGAAACGCCGATCTATTGCGGGGTTAAGTCTATTGGTCGCACAGAGTTTTATAACGCCGCTGTTACTGGATTGCGTCCCGAAATCATCTTTGTTGTTCACGCCTATGAATATGACAGTCAAAAGCTAGTTCGCTTCGATGGTGTTGATTACCGCGTGATGCGGACATATCAAACTGGCACAGAGGAACTTGAATTGACCTGTGAGAAGGTGGTTGCCGATGGCTAATATAAGCATTGATGATTTAGCCGCTGAGATCACTCAGGCCGTACGTGAGTACACACAGGACGTGTCAGAGGCAATCGATAGGAAGGTTGATGAGGTTGCTAATGAGGTTCGTGATGAAACGGAGCAATTATCACCTAAAAACAGAGGTAAATACGCCAAGGGATTCAAAGTAACAAAACAGGGAAACAGGCGGGTTGTTTGGAACAAGAAATTCTATCGACTGGTTCACCTAAATGAATTCGGTCACGCCAAAGTAAATGGCGGTAGAGTTCCAGGTAAACCACACTTGCGACCGGCATATGATCGCATCGCAACAAAACTGCCGGATGAAATTGCGCAGATTATTAGGAATGGAGGGTAGGCATGACACAAGCTGAATTACTAGCAGCACTTAAGTCAACGGGGCTTCCGGTGGCTTATTCCGCGTTCATTGAAACGCCTACCACGCCATTACCAAAGCCGCCGTTTGTCACTTACATTTTTTCATATTCTGGCGACATGATGGCAGATAACACTAACTATTTGGAGATTAACAATTTCCAGATTGAGCTTTACACCGTCAAGAAAGACCTTGCCGCCGAAAAGTTGGTCAAAGACAAGCTAAAAGAACTGGAGTTGCCATACACACAAACGGAAGCATGGCTAGACGATGAAAAACTGTTTCAGAACATTTTCGAAATACAACTTATTGGGGGTTAGAAAATGAGCCAAAACAAAGTGACTTTTGGTTTGCGTAATGTGCATATTGCGTTTATGGATGATGCGGCGGTAGAACAACCGGCTTGGAAAGCACCTGTTAAAATCCCCGGTGCGGTACGTTGGACCCCAGAGGTACAAGGTGACTCCAGCACGTTTTATGCAGACGATACCGCATACTTTGTGGCAACTGCTAACAATGGATACACGGGCGAGCTGGAGCTTGCTAACGTTCCAGATGAGATACTTGCCGAGATGTTGGGATGGTCTGTTGATGATAACGGAATGATCGTTGAAGTGTCGGACGGTTTGCCCAAGAAGTTTGCTTTGATTGGCGAGGTTCAGGGCGACAAACGCAACCGCCGCTTTGTTTATTACGATTGCCAAGCTTCGCGACCAGCAAAAGAGCGAAACACAAAGAGCGAAACCATTGAACCAACAACGGACGTACTCAGCTTAACAGTTGCGCCTATCGACATTGACGGGAAAATGCTGGTTAAGGGCGAAATGGAACTGAGCGATACTAACGCAACGGCATACAATGGATTCTTTACTTCGGTTTACACTCCAACTTTCACGCCAGCGCCATAAAGGAGAATGACAAATGAGAGAACTAAAAATAGGAGAACAAACGGTTAGAGTCAGGGCAACTCCCCTGGCTCTTTTATTTTACAAACAAGAGTTTAAAGGTGATCTGCTCGGCGATCTGGTCAAAATGCAAGAGATCCAAAACGACTTTAGCAAATTGGACACGGTGGCCTTTCTACAATTGATTTGGGCGATGGCAAAAGCGGATTCGTTTGGTCATGGTCAGTTCCCTTCGTTTATTGAATGGGTTGCCTCGCTTGATACGTTTGACGTTACCGACACATCTGTACTTGTCGCCGCTTTAGAGGAAGCCGCTGATGGCTTTTTTCGTAGCGGAGTCAAAGGATCAATCACAAAGTGAAGATGTCGAGGATCGGTTAGACTTGTCGTTGATCGCCATTGGTAAAAAGATTGGTCTGGACTTTAGCGAGATAAATGAGCTTCGGTCGTCAGATTTGCTCGAATTAGCTAAACGGTACATGGGAGCCAATGACGATACGCCGAGAGAAGCAACACAGGCCGATATTGACAGATTCTTTGGCTAGGGGGTGAACATCATAGCAGAGACGATAAAGGGCATAAATGTAGTAATTGGGGCCGAGACAACGGGATTGTCTAAGGCCCTTTCTGATGTCAATAAACGAAGCCGGGACATACAAGGCGAGCTTAAACAGGTTGAAAAGCTTCTAAAACTAGATCCCACAAACACCGAGTTACTGGCACAAAAACAAAAACTGCTGTCCGATGCTGTTGAAACGACTAGTGAAAAACTTAACAGCCTTAAAAAGGCGCAAAAACAGGTAAATGATCAGTTTGCGCGTGGAGAAATATCCGAAGGCCAGTACAGGGCGTTCCAACGTGAAATAGCTAAGACAGAAAGTGAATTAAGCGGTTTTGAAAATAAACTAAAGTCGAGCGGAAAAGAGCTTAAATCCTTTGGCGATAAAGCTGAGGATGCCGGAAAACGTATCAAAAAAGTCGGCGAAGGAATGAAGAACGCCGGGGAAAAGATGTCTATCGGCATCACCGCACCACTGGTTGGAATTGCCGCATTAGCTACCGAAGGAACAGAAGAGTTCCGCAAGTTTATGAGCCGATTGGAAACAAACGCACAGACCGCAGGAGCAAGTATTCAGGACGTAGAGAGTGCGATGCGGGACCTTAACGCCATAACCGGAGAAACAGACTCCAATGCCGAAGCTCTATCTAACGTACTTGCCGCTGGTTTTAAAGGCGATCAATTCAAGCAAGTCCTGGACGAACTTACAGGGGCCGCTATTAAGTTCTCTGACACGCTTAAAATTGAAGGTTTGGCAGATGGATTGCAAGAAACATTAGCCACCGGAGCGGCTATAGGCCCGTTTGCGGAATTGCTAGACCGTTCCGGTGTGAGTTTGGATGACTTCAATAAAGGACTAGCAGAGGCGTCTAAGAATGGTCAGGAACAACAATATGTACTTGAACAACTTTCTAAGTTAGGTCTTGCGGATGTCAATAAACAATACCGCGAAAACAATAAAGCTCTGGTTGAGAACGCTAATGCTCAATGGGATTTACAATCCGCGTTAGCTGAAATAGGCAAGTTAATCACACCAATTGTGACTCAAATAACGAGCAAAATAGCAGAAATGCTGAAATGGTTTAACAGTCTGGATGTCGATACAAAGAACCTTATACTAACCATTGCAGGAATCGCCGCCGCAGCCGGGCCGCTTTTGGTTGTTTTGGGACAGGTTGCTGGTGCCATATCTCTATTAGCTAATCCGGTGGGTTTGGTTGTTGCCGCTATCGCCGCATGTGCTGGTATAGTTGCTGTCCTATATAACAAGTGGGACGACATCATGAAACTGTCTACGCCGCTAAAATTATTGATTTTGGGCTTGCTTGCTCCGTTTACGTTGATCACGGCGGCGGTTAAAGCGGTGGTTTATGCGTTCCAAAATTGGGATCAGATCAAAGAGACGCTTAACAATCTGCTCAACAATGTCAAAGAGGTATTTAACAACATCGGAGCGTTTTTTACTGAGACGATCCCAAAAACGATCAATGGTGTGATCGATTGGTTTAAAAAGCTGCCGACAAATATCAAGACGTTGATTAATGAGTTGCCGGGAATCATCGGCGAGGCGCTTGGCTTCGCGCTTGGCAAACTGGTTAAATGGGGCATTGATGGATACAACTACATGGTCACGCAAGTTCCTAAGATAATCCAGTCCATCGGAAACTTTTTTGCACAGCTTCCGGGCAAATTGTTGACGCACCTTAATAACGCCATAACCAATATCAAAAATTGGGGTGCTAACATCATCTCTTGGGCCGGAACGGAGATTCCCAAGGTAGTCAACAATATCGTTTCGTTTTTTGCAGAATTGCCTAAAAAGATGCTAGACGTTGGCAAGCAACTTATAACCGGCTTGTGGGACGGCATCAAAGGATCGGCAACATGGCTTAAAGACAAAATCAACGACTTTGCTGACGGTATTATCCAAGGTTTTAAATCTGCATTTGATATCAATTCGCCGTCTCGCTTGATGAAAAACGAGGTTGGTAAAATGATCGGCTTGGGCATGGCGGAAGGTATCCAAAGCACAGTTGGAAACGTCAAATCAGCTATGAACACGCTAAACGGACAGGTTGCTGTTAATCCTGTTTCGGTTGGCGCTGGTGTGGCTGGTAGCGCAGGAAGCCAAATCACAAACAGCTTCGCTCGCATGTTTAGCGGGGCTAATTTTTATGTGCGCAGTGATAACGACATCAACGTATTAGCTCAAAAACTCGGCGGCGTAATCACCAAAAATACCAGAGCGTTAGGAGGGGCGTAAATGGCATCTGATGCGGTTAAAACGTTGGATGGTAAAACACCAAAGGAATTAGGCATGGGCGTATTCCAAAAGACGCAGCGCCCTATCCTATCGC